GTTGGCCCCAATCTTGAAAGAGAAGTTCAACGCAAAGGTCAAATGGTCATTTCAAAGAACCGAACTAACAATGCCCGACGGTTCAAAATGGTTAGTCATGGCGGCGACACCGGCGGCCGGCCACGGTTATTCACCTTCTCTAGTTATCGCCGATGAAATTTGGGACATATCAAATGACGTCATCTTTAACGGGTTGATTCCTGCCCAACGCGCGCAAAAATCCCCGTTGTTTTCGGCATGGTCAACGGCAGGGTCGGAAGATTCAAAGGCCATGTTGAAACTACGTGAACAGGGTTTGCGCGCTATCGACACCAACACACCGGGCAAGTTGTACTTTGCGGAATGGTCACCGCCGCCCGGTGGCGAAAATGACCCGGCAACGTGGCACATGGCCAACCCGGCGTTGGGGCACACAATCAAATTTCAAGATCTCATAGCCGATTCACAAACGCCCGACCGTGGCGCGTTCTACCGCGCATTTTTGAACCTTTGGATTTCTTCTAGCCAATCATGGATTTCACCCGGCTTGTTTGACAAGCTTCAAATTGCGGAAATACCCGACGGGGGAATTCTCGCGTGTGATTCGTCAATTGATGAACAGCAGTATTGCGGCACGCGCGCGGTTCTTATGCCCGACGGCAAGGTTGGGGTAACCATTGCATTCGTGGTTGACACGTTGGCCGAAATGTGGCAAGAGATAGAAAAACTTTATCCAACCCTTGAAACATTGGCATTGACGCCGGCATTGCATGACATGGCCCCTATGGAATACCGCAAAAAAGTAACGGTTGGTTACAAAGAACTATTGACCCACACGGCCGTTATTCGTTCAATGATGAATGAAGGCCGGCTAGTTCATACCGGGGAACAAATGCTTGCCGAACATATGAACCGCGCGGTTGGCGTTCGAACCCAACAAGGTTTTGTTCTCTCATCACAAAAAAGCCCCGGTCCAATCACGTTGGCGCGTTGCACCATTTGGGCGGCCGCGTTGGCTTCACGCCCGAAATGGAAAAACAAGCCGGCTATGGCAACGGGTGGGTAATCAACCCATATATTTATTTTCTGCCATTGTGTTTTGTTGTTGCAAATGCAATGATTGTTTCAAATGGCTATCTTTTCCAAAAAGGTCACCGCACCGGCGGTTAACGTTAGTGAAGTTCAGGCCGCGGCCGGTTCTTCACAGGTTGGGCAGTTCCTCACATATTCCGTCGGGGGATTAGAGGAACGCGCCCAATCAATCCCAACGGTAAACCGTGCCGTTGACCTTATGGCGTCAATGATTGGGTGCTTAGATCTACAGCAATACACCCTTCAATGGACAGGCGAAGAATACGAAGAAATTTATCTTCCCGGTGAATCATGGTGTTCGCAACCCGACCCACGCGTTACCCGTAACTTCATCATGGCCAATACCTTTCGAGATCTTTTCTATTGGGGCCGCGCGTTTTGGGCGATTACTTCGCGCTATTCAAACAGTTTTCCGGCCACGTTTACGTGGATCCCGGCCGGAAGTATTACGACATTGGACCAATCGGGCCCGCAATGGTTCGGCCCTTCCGAACAAATTTCGTTTAATGGCATGCCAATGGATTCAACGAACGTTGTTCAATTCTTGTCACCAATACCCGGCTTCTTGTATCAGGGCGCGCGCGCCACAACTATTGCAATTCGGTTAGATCAGGCCGCGGAACGTTTCGCGTCAACAGAAATTGCCGCCGGCTACCTTCAACAAAAAGGCGGCGAACCCATGAGCGCCGAAGATCTAGGCGAACTTGCCGGCGCGTGGGCTAACGCCCGACGCCAAAACAGTATTGGCGCGTTAAACGAATTTGTCGAATGGCACGAATTTTCTAGTGATCCTTCCAAGCTTCAACTAGTTGAAGCACGCGAATACAGCGCCCTTGAACTTGCACGCGCCGCCAATATTCCGCCATATATGGTCGGAATTGGAACAACCGGCATGACCTACAACAACGCGCAACAAGCCCGGCAAGATCTCTATTTGTTCGGCGCTAAACCATTCATTGATTGCATTCAAGAAACACTTTCAATGAACCAAATTTTGCCGCGCGGCCGCCACGTCAAATTTGATTTGGAAAGTTACCTTTCGGATTCTTCGATCATGCCCGAAGTCATGGTTGAACCGCCCACCCCCAACGCGCCACGCGAAGCGCCCGATCAATTGGAAGAAGTCGAATGATCCACTTAAAAGCAACGTTTGTTTCCATTGACGCCGCGGCCGATAACGCCGAAGCACCTAAGCGTTCAATAACCGGTTTGGCCGTTCCGTGGAATGTTGACGCCACGGTTCTAGGTGGTCAGGTTGTTAGGTTCCTCCCCGGTTCACTTTCGGAAACAGGGCCGGCGCCAAAACTTCTTGAAGAACACGCCGGGTTGCCGATCGGTTTAGTTACCGAACGCGTAGCAACCGAAGAAGGAATGATGTTCACCGCGAAGCTTGCCGAAAACAACACGCGCGCAAATGACGCAATGGCCCTTTTAACTATGGGCGCTATTGACGCGGTTTCCGTTGGCGCCATTCCAACGCAATTCAAATATGACAAAAACGGAACAATGGTTGTTTCAAAAGCCGATTTTGTCGAAATCAGTCTTGTAACCGCCGGGGCATTTTCCGACGCCCGAATATACGACGTAGCGGCCACGGCCCAACGTACAAAAGAAGGCGTTTGGGTCGAAGTACCCAATGAACAAGAAGAAAAAGAATCCACCCCAACCACAACACCACCCACAGAAGAAAAGGAAATTCCAATGAGTGAATCACCCGAAGTTGTCGAGGCAACTACCCCAACCCCAATTTTTGCAACAGCAAAACGCGAATTCAAGCTTCCAACAGCCGCCGAATACATTTCCGCCCTTCTTTGTGGCGGCGATCAATGGCAGGCAATGAGCGCAAACATTCGCGCCGCCGCGCCCGACATTGTGTCAAATGACAACCCCGGCACCCTGCCGATTAGCGTGGTCGCCCCTGTCTATAACAATTTTCAGGGTCGTAGGCCGGTATGCGACGCCGTGGGCGTTCGCGGATTACCACAAGGCGGAAAAGTATTTATTCGCCCCGAAGTAACAACCCACACTTCAATTGGCGCAAGTATCGGCGAACAGTCACCAACCGCCGGAACACTTGTTGTCTCAAGTAACCAAGTTACCAAACAACTTTTCGGTGGCTACGTAAACATTTCGGAATTCGACATTGACGTAAGCCAACCAGAAATTTTGCAAGTCGTGTTAGACGACATGGCAAAAATTTACGCCAACGCAACCGACAACTACGCGGCCGATCAACTAGCCGCCGGTGCTTCCGTGACCCGTAACTTTGCCGGTGCTTCATCAACCGATCCTGCCTATTGGGTGGGTTGGATTGCCGGCGCCGCCCAAACAATCCTTTCGTCAAGTAACGGCAACTTGCCAACACACTTGTTCGTTAACCCCGAATGGTGGGGTGTTCTTTTGCAACTTTCCGACACAGCGGATCGGCCATTGTTCCCACAGATCGGCCCAATGAACGCATTTGGTAACCTTGCACCCGGACAGGTAAACGGCGTGGCGTTCGGCTTGCAAGTCGTTGTTGACCGTAACTTCCCGGCAGACACCGTCATTGTTGGCGACGCGTCAGGTTACGAACTGTATGAAATGCAAAAAGGCGCCATCAGTATTGATTCACCCTCTACGTTGTCACGCACCGTGGCGTTCCGTGGCCAATTTGCGGCGCTAATGATTGACAACACAAAATTTGTCAAAGCGGCAATTGTTTAACTAGACCTAGCTAACGAAAGGGAAATTGCAAAATGGCCGCGTTCACACTTACGCACACGCAACGCAAAGACAACGTGGCTATTTTGCAAACCCTTGAACCAACCGAAGTTTCAATTGGTCAATCAATAACAGTCACCGGCAACGCGGCCTTTAACGGCACCTATGTTGTTTATGACGTTCCCCAATACTTGTTCGAAGGCGTTGACGAATACGGTGATTATCTTTTTGATTACGACGTAATCATTTTGAACCAACTATTAGTGAACCAATCCGGGACAGATTCGGAACGACAAGCCGCAACCGGCACAGTTACGCACACCCAAACTTGCACATGGATCACAAACCAAAACGTGTTAGATTTTTTGGGCATTTCCACAGCTACCGCAAATGACACAACCTTTGTTACTGCTTGCACGGCGGCAAGTAACAGTTGGGGATTCCGTAAGCGCGTCGAGGCCGGCTACCATGACGGGCTTACGAATTCACCAAACAGCGCCGCCACTCTCGCGCTAACAATGTATGCGGCAAGCCTTTACAGGCAACGCGGAAGTGTTGATTCGTTTCAATCGTTTGAATCAATGGGAACCGGCGCGCCTATTGGATCAATGGGCGAAATCATGCGGTTGTTAGGCGTTAACCGTAGTCAGGTGGCCTAATGGCCGCCACCGGGTTTCTAGCAGAATCACAAGCCGCCCTTGCTTCACGTTTAGCGGCGCTAGGAATCGTGACCGTGACCGATTCGCGCAATGCAAGACCAATGACGGTTTTAATTGAACCCCCATCATTTACTTCCTTCACTTACAACGTTGCAAAAGTAACGTTCACATTGCGCGTATTGGCGGCACCACCCGGCAACCAAGACGCCGTGGATTACCTCTACACAACATGCGACACAATTATTGACACCCCAACCATTGATGTTTTGGAAGGCCGCCCAAGCTTGACAAACATTGGTGGGCAAGAAATACCTTCCTATGATTTAACCGTAGCCGTAGCAACCCAACGGCGCTAAGAGAAAGACAAGAAATGGCAACCACCACTTTTCTAGGCAATGCAACAATTAACATCACACCAACCGGCGGCACCGCCGTTGACGTTTCCGACCAATGCACAAAATGCGAAGTGATGGTTGGCTACGATTATCTAGAATCAACCGCATTTGGCGACACCGGGCACCGCGCCGTTCAAGGCTTGCAAACTGTCGCCGTCAACATGGATTTGTTTCTTTCCTATGGCACAACAGAAGTCGAAACACTTCTTGCCGCAATCCAAACGGCCGGAAGTTGCATAATCGTTGTTTCACCTTCGGGTACAACCGAATCGGCTTCGAACCCCGAATTCACTATCACAAATGCCACCCTTGAAAACAACCCGGCGATCATGTCAACCGTTGGCGAATTGGCCGTTGCTTCATTGTCGTTCACAAATGGAACATGGGCGCGCGACGTTACTAGCCCCTGATCTAATCCCTTAACCGTGCAAAGGAAAAAATGAAATTATCAATAAACGTCAACACCGGTGAAAACGATTATGTCGTTGAAACCAACTTGTTTCACATAGTCCAACTAGAACGAAAATTCAAAGTTAAAGCTTCCGATCTTGCAAACGGTATTTCAATTGAACAATTGGGATTCCTTGCACACGAAGCCGCAAAAACCGGTGGTTATTCACCGCCGTTACAACTAGACGATTTTTTGAAGAAGCTTGTAAAACTAGAAGTTGTTGATAGCGATAACGCAAACCCCACCAACGGGGATCAATAAGCCGATCATTGGCGGAAATCCTGATTGAAACCGGCTATTGGCCCCCGGAAATAAGTTTTACAATCCAAGATCTGAACACCGCAATTGATGTTCTTAACAAGCAAAGAAAGGCCCAACAATGACCGTTCAAACGAACATTGAAATTGTCGGGTTAAAAGACGCGCTAAAGAACTTGAACAAACTTGAACCATCATTGCGGCGCGGAATTACTAAAGAATACAAAAGCATTGTTGACCCGGTTATTCAGGAAGCAAAAGCCAACATTCCGAAAGAACCCTTGTCGGGTTGGCGCTATTCATGGACAACCAAAAGCGGTTTTAAAATGTTGCCGTGGGATTCGAATAAGGCAACCAAACTTGTTAAGGCCGGCGTATCAGGAAAAAAGGTTAAAGAATTTCAGGGCCGTAATAGCAACCTTGCCGTTTTCTTTATTCGTTGGTCGGGCATGGTTGACACCATTTTTGATATGGGCCGCAACGGCACAATGTCAAGAAACCTTTCCGCCAAATGGGGCAAACCGTCACGCGTTATGTGGCCGGCGTATGAGAAACACAAAAACGAAGTTGAAGGCGCCGTTGAAGGATTGGCCTTTGAAGCAATGAGAACCGCCGACCGGCTTATGAAAGGCAAATGATCCGTGGCTATAACAATCCCAATCATCACCGAATTTGCCGGGGCAGGTATCGACAAGGCGGTTCAACAATTCAAACAGCTTGAAACCACCGGCGAAAAAGCCCAATTTGCTATTAAGAAAGCCGCCGTTCCGGCCGCCGCCGCATTAGCCGGACTAGGCGCCGCCGCCGTTGATTTTACTAAAGCCGCCATTGAAGATCAGGCCGCACAAGAACAATTGGCGCGCAACATTCGAGGCGTCACCACCGCAACCGATAAAGCAATATCTAAAAATGAAGAATGGCTATCCGGCCTTTCAATGGCAACCGCCACGGCAGATGATGAACTACGCCCGGCATTAGCCAAACTTGTTATTGGTACCGAAGATCTAGAACAAGCACAAAGCGGCCTTCAATTGGCGTTGGACATTTCGGCAGGCACCGGCAAAGATCTAGCGACAGTATCCGACGCCCTTTCAAAGGCTTACGCCGGCAACGACAAAGGATTAAAAGCCTTAGATCCGCGCATGAAAACCCTTCTAAAAAATGGGTTAGACGTCGAAGGCGCCATGTCGGTTTTGGCCGATACTTTCGGGGGTGACGCGGCCGCCGCCGCCAACACGGCAGAAGGCCAATTCAAGAAGCTTGGAATAGGCTTAAACGAAACAAAAGAATCAATTGGCGCGGCACTATTGCCGGCAATTGAAAAAGTGTTGCCGTTCATCACCCAACTAGGCGAATGGGCACAAAACAACACCGGCGTTTTCTTAGCAGTAGGCGGAACCATCGCCGGCATTGCTACCGCCATTCTTGCCGTCAACTTTGCAATGAAGGCGTGGACAGCGGCCACAACCGCGTTCACAGCCGTTCAAGCCGCGTTTAACGCCGTTATGGCCATGAACCCGGTATTTCTACTAGTCGCCGCATTTGTCGCCGTAGGCGTCGCCCTAGCGGTGCTACAAGCAAAGTTCAACATTTTTGGAAAAGCCTTCGCCGCAATCGGAACGGCCGCTTCTTTAGTGTGGGAAGGCATAAAAGCCGGGTTGCAAGGTATCGGCGATTTTGCCACCAAAATTTGGAACGGCTTAAAAACAGGATTTGGCGGCGTTGTCTCAGTAGTCCGCGGATATGTCGAAACACTTGTTGGTTTCTACAAAGGCTTGTTCAATGGCATTGCCTCAGTATGGAACAACACCGTTGGCAAACTTTCTTTCAAGGTTCCCGGTTGGGTGCCCGGCTTAGGCGGAAAAGGTTTTGATGTGCCAAACATTCCCATGTTGGCAGACGGCGGAATTGTTACAGGCCCAACAATCGCCATGATCGGCGAACGCGGCCCGGAAGCCGTCGTTCCTTTGCGCGGCCGCAATAGTGGCGCGCTAGGAAACACTTTCAACATCACGGTTCAGGGCGGCGACCCCAACGCCATAGTTGACGCGTTGCGCCGCTACAACCGTTCTAACGGCCCATTGCCGGTCAGGGTGGCATAATGGCCACACCGTCGTTATGGAAAGCAGAATTCAAGCAGGGCGCCACTTGGTATCAACTGCCAAACATCACGGCCCTATCAATCTTCAAAGGCCGTCAACTACAAATTGACGATTATTCGATTGAATCCGCGCAAATCTCTAGCGAATTTCCTTCATCATGGACAACGACCCCAAAATTGGGTGACCAAATCATTCTTTACATTTACAAACCCGGTGTGGTTGTAGGCAAAGATCAATTCACATGTTTCGTTGGGCGTATTCGAGATGTTGCAATCAACTACGGATTCGTAGAAAACATGGATTCCGTGACAATTAGTTGTGAAGGTTTACAAGCAGATTGGGGCCGCGCCCAACTAGTCAATTACGCATTGGCGCAAGAATTAACCGAAGATCAAATTTTGAACTTGGGTGTTGCCGCCGGTTTAGCAACATCACAATTTTTCGGCCGTTCTATTGGTTCGGCGCAAACGTACACCGGCAACGCATTTGAACTAGCCAATTTGATTACACGAACCGAAGAAGCCCGAATGTGGGGCGGCGAAGCTTCTTTCAAAGGCACACCAACGTTGTATTGGTACGGCAGAAACACCACCGGGTTAATCACCACCGAATATGTTTTCAATGACGGCACCGGTACGCCCTACAGCTTGCAAATGAAATATGAAGGAATCCAATTCCGTTCAAGCGCGGACAACTATTACAACGAAATAACAATTGACCCGGAAGGCTTGGCGTCACAAACTGCCACATTGTCGGAAACCCCAATTTACGGTTGGGACAAAACAACCCTTGACTACACCACAAGTCAAGCTTCGGATCATGCCAATTGGCTTCTAAATAACTTCCAATCAAAAAACAGCACCCTTGCTTCAATCACGTTGACCGACGTTCAACAACCCAACCGTTACGACACCGGGCTATTCAACACCGCATTTCTTGAAGTTTGCGAACTGCCAATCAATACAAACGGCAAGATTTACTTTCGCAACGATACTTATTACACAATCATTGAAGGCGTGCAAATTGACGCAACACCTGAACAAACACGAATCACATTGTTCATGTCAGGGCAAGACAACAACGCTTATTTAATCCTTGACAATTCCGTGTATGGCACATTAGACACAAATAACAAATACAGTTTCTAGGAGAAAAAATATGGCAACACCAACAAACCTACCGGCGGCCTTTACCGTTGGTCAGGTAGCCACCGCGGCACAAATGAACGATTTACGCGGCGCCTTTCGAATTTTGCAAATAGTACAAGGCACAACTTCAACCATTGTCACCGTTACAACAACGACAATGACAGACAGCGGCCTAACGGCAACAATTACGCCCCAATCATCTTCAAATAAAATACTTGTTATGGTTTCACAAACTTTTGGCAAAAATTCCGGCAATGCAAACAACGCCGTTGTGTCAAGGATTATGAGAGGCGCAACAAATGTGATGACTTTTCAAGGTGCCGCCCTTTATACAGGAACAACAGTTGACCTTGTAGGCCCTTCGGTAACTGCCATTTATTTAGACAGCCCGGCAACTACAAGTGCTACAACATACAAAACGCAATTTGCAAACTTTACGGCCGCCGCCAACGTTTCCGCAAACACAAACAACGCGGTTGCCACAATCACACTTTTAGAGGTAAGCGCATGACGCACGAAGAAATAATTGAATTATTGACAAAATCAGGTTTTGAAACGGGTTGGGCCGTAGCAGGCGAAACACTTACATTGTGGGAACATGATGTTGACCCACCGGCACCGTTGGTTCGACCGGAGGTGCAAGAATGATTTGGCGCGTTGGTTTTGTTGGGTTGTTGTTCCTTTCTATTCTCACAGCTTGCGGAGATCGGGAACGCGTCAATTGCCCACCATTGACCAAAAATAAGGCGTTACGCGCGGCCACAACCATTACGGTTGACACGGCAAGTGTTGGATCTATTCGAACGGTACAAGACAAATGCCTATAATTCCGCCGCCACGGCGTGAACAACGAATGACAAGCGAAGAAATCAAAGCCCGGCTAATTTTTGTGGTTGCTTGCGCGTTGTCGTTGACTTTTGTTGTTGCCACGATGTCACTTATCTACGGACTATTATTTGTGACCCAACCGTTAGAAGTGTCGGACAACGACAAATCCGCGTGGGCAACCCTTCAACCGCTACTTCTATTCTTGACCGGTTCATTGGCCGGGCTACTTAGCGCGAACGGCCTGAAAGACAAACCGAAAGGCAAACAAGATGAACAATGATGACAAAAAAAGCTTGCTTAAAATAGCGCGCGAAGCCCTAGCAAACCTGCTTCACCGCATAGCAGACATTATTTCTAGGCCATGAACTACACCGGAACCACCGACGGCGCGGCACCCGGCAAACGCGCCGGCACCGAAAAATTTGTGGACATCATCACCAAAAAAGGCTTTACCAATTTAGGGACATGGGCCGTTCGAAACATGCGCGGATCGGATCGACTTTCAGTACACGCCACCGGGCGCGCCGCCGATATCGGCTACAAAGACAAGGAAACCGCCGCCACATGGGCAAATTGGCTAGTGGCCAATTACAAGCTTCTAGGCATTGAAGAAGTTCACGATTACGCCGGCACAACCAAAAAGGGTTGTGAAACGTGGGGCCGCGGTTGGCGTTGTAACCGAAACGGCAAACCCGGTTGGAAAGATTGGGATTCAGTCAACAATGGCGGTTCAGGCGGCGGCCTTTGGCTTCATGTCGAATTGACCCCCGAAATGGCAGACAACCCCCACAAGTTCGTTGAAGCTTGGAAAGCAACACCTAAACCCGTGTAACACCCCGTTGTTAGGTTTTGGCTAAATCCACATATGCCCGATTAATTTCGGCTATGTTGTCATTTACCACCTATCGACCCGACACGAAAGGCACCAAATGAACCCCCCATTTCTCTTTTCTATCCCTCTACCGGGAAAGAACGATTAAGCGCCTGATGGTCACCGTGTTGACCACCGCCATTCTTGCAACACCCACAACCGCCGGCGCTACCGCGCGCCCTACTTCATGCCCAACGTATGAAGCAACCGCCCGACAAGCAGGGTTTAAAGGCGCCAATCTTAAAAAAATTAGTTACATCATGGCGCGCGAATCGTCATGTTTTCCGCGCGCATGGAACAAAAAAGACCCATACACCGGGTCATATTGCTTAGCCCAATTAAACGGTTCATGGAAATTGACCTTTAAGCGCGCCGGCCTGATTCGACACACAATGGTTGAATTATTTAATCCTAAAAAATGCCTAAGGGCCGCCTATTGGGTTTACACCAAATCCGGTTGGGCGCCATGGGGTACTAAAAGTTCGCAATAACCAACAAAGAAAGAAAAGAAATGACCCCGACAAACAAACCAAAATCACTAAGGCCCGACCTACTACAACGGATCGAAGCACGCATTTTCTACAATTGCGCGTTCAATGATCCCGATGAAGATACACAGCTTCTTATCGAAGCGGCCGCCTACCTTAAAGCCGCGGAATATCCGATTGATTGGCAAGAAATCGCCAACGACATTTTCCTTAAAGGCATGAACAACGAAATCACCGGGGGCAAATAATGTTTCCGGCAGATTATGAACCCGTCGATTTCCGCATTCACCGCTTCTACGACAAGCACCCCGAAGGCCGCATTCTTACCGAATTGCACACAATCCACCGCAACGGCGACGGAACAGCCCGGCAATACATTTTCAAAGCCGAAGTGTTCCGCGACATTAAAAGCGTGATCCCCGACGCCGTTGGATACGCCGAAGAAACCGTTGGCATATCGACAGGGCCGCGCGCGTCACTATTGGAAACGTGCGAAACAAGCGCGATTGGGCGCGCGTTAGCTAATCTAGGTTTTAGCCCTAAAGGGTTTCGGCCTAGCGCGGAAGAAATGGAAAAGTCAAGCCGGCACGCCCACCCTTCGGCCGCAATGGTTGACCCTGAAGCCGAACCACAAGAAAAAACTTATGGCTACGTAAAGCAACCAACGAACCAACCGCCGGTTCGCGGATTGGCGACAGAAAAACAA